CCTGCCTACACCCACCCTGCCTACACCCACCCTGCCTACACCCACCCTGCCTACACCCACCCTGCCTACACCCACCCTGCCTACACCCACCCACCCACCCGGGTACATCAACCACGGCGACGGGTGGGTGCTTGCCCGCCCACCCCGATCGGTAAATCGGTAATATGAAAATAAATATATTATTTAATAAAAAATATATTAATCTAAATATTACCAGGTCTAGTTCTTATTATTTTCTCCAAATATTATAGTTTCTGATGGAATTAGTATAATATCTAGCACATCATCCCAAGTTTCTTCTTGTTTACTGTTCCATTTCATCCAGTATTCATCTGATACAGACTTTAATTCTGCATTAAACTTATTAAAATCTATTCCTATCTCTGACCATAGAATACCAACATCAATAATATAATATTTTATCAAATCTCTTTTTATATTATTCAAGAAATAGCTGGAGACATTCGTTGGCATTTCTTCTTCTGTCCTATATCTCCAATATGTTGATTGCTTTGTAAAATTCGTATGATAATCTAGGACAGGAACATCTCTAGTTGAAACACTCCAGTGTGTATATGTGGATTGATCCCATAAACCACATTTTGAACCACCTGATTTACACACTACAATAGTTGGACCTTTATAAATTTCATATACACACCCTCCTTCCCTATCACAACACTCGTAACAATCCCCACACTCACACTCATCTGAATCATCTGAATCATCAGAATCAGATGAATAGTAATATTCATCAAGATGAATAGAAGGTCTACAGTGTAAAACATTACCACAACACTTCTTTTGATGGAACCCTACTTGGTGACTATAATGCGTTTTACCATCATATAAATTTCTACATCCTTTACATATTTTTAGAATAGGCATAGTATATGGTTCAAACCACTGTGAACCATTACAATCATGACACCAGCCTGAATAGTTATATTGTGTTTCTGACATATTATTTCCTTTCTTGTTCTTTTGTGAGTAATTTTTATATATATTTTAAAATATAATCAATTTTATTTTTCTAATAGAAGAAATAAAATTGAATATAGATGTTAGTCTTTTATTAGATAAGCATGATGTACTACAATTATCTCGGTGTTTTTTCTGAAATGAATCGGATAAATGCAGCCTATACTATACAAAAAAACTGGAGAGAGAGACGTTATAGTCCTAAATATAAGTTGTGTTATAAAGTAGAGATGTCAAATATAGATGAGATCTGTATAGAATATGGTATAGGTAGTAAAGAAGAACTAGAAAACCAAACACCTGATTTTAAAAATAAACTTTTTGAATACCGTAAATTGGATTTTCAAAAGGAATTAAACAAAATAAAAGAAATACTTAAAACAGTTAGTTTTAGTAAGGAGCGGGTGATTCTTAAGGCTAGGCGAAAAAAAAATGTATGATAATGTTAATGAATAAAAATAAGAATATAGATAAAGTTTTAGTGATAATAGCATCCTATGGCATCGTTCAGGTATTAGCACAGGATCTGGGAATAAAAACTGGAAAAAAGCAGAGTGTTCTCGTTCAATCCCAACCTATCCAGTTTTTTATTTTATATAGTGGAGCATATTTTGTGACACAAGACTATGGATTGGCATTAGTAACTATTTGTCTTTATTATTTTCTTAAATACGTCTATTCTGGTGGCAAAACCTCTCAAGTCTGTTTTGAAGAAATATAATAACAATATTTATATTTTAAGAAATGTTAGTATATATATATAAAATGGTGACCCAACGTTGCACTGGACTTAATCTTGTTAATCATCTCATCCAAATCAACAAAATTACTGATTATGAGGTGACATACGTTCATGAAAAGGAAAATTATGATAATGAGTGGCTATGTGTTGTTACCTTTTCGACAAAGGGAAAGGACCATTCATACGTTCAAAATGATAGGAATCAAAAAAAAGCATATAATACTATCCTTACTAACATTCTTCCAGTTCTAACTAAGATTGCTGGTATTAAAATTTATGAACCGACTCCCATTCTTCAGTGATAAATAAAGGAGAGTAATAGTTTTCCAATCCTTTCATTGAGATATCGTTGTCTACATAATAGTATTTGTTATTATAGGTCATTAGAGATAGAGTTGTTTCCAGTTCCTTTGTATATTTATCATTTTTTGTTAGTTTTGTTTCCATACATCCTACATTTGTCTGAATTGTTTTGAAATCCTTTGAGATAAGGATTGGTGGGTAGGTAATTTTTGAATTAAATTTTTGATTATAATCCAAATGGATATTATCGTAATTTTCTACTGGTGCTGGCAAAACAGTGGGCGTAACTCCCATTGTTTTGTACAGTTTTTGGATAACGGTATTGACGGTGGAGAGATGTTGGTTGAGTTCTGACATGATGATGATGTTTGTGTGTATTTTTACAAATACATTTTTATAAATTCAATTTTTTTTAATATGATTCCGTGTCTTCATACACATTATCAAAAACCAGTTTAGGTTGAGTAAACATTGGATTAATAGTGGTCACCTCTAGAACTTCTTTAGGATGTGGCTTGTTATACCGGTTATTTAGTTTAATATAGTAAGAATTCAATGGCATAAACAATAGTTCGCTAACAACAATTGTTATAATTGCAAATCCCAACTGTGTCATAAAAGCTTTAACTAGAATTAGAAATGATAGAGCGTCAACATAATTTTTCATATTTGAAATAAAAATAGAACTAATTAGTGTTTTATCATCGCTGTGGGTTCGTCTTACTGATTCAAAATATAGTTTTCCGATCCGATTAATCGCAATATGTGTAAATCGTATCAAAGAAAGGATAGAAATAACAGCAATATACATCTCATTTGTTTTTACAGGAATATTTATAAGGGTTAGATTATTGCGCGGACCAATATGGACATAGTCATTTGTTTTATAAAATATAATAGATATAAATGCAAACATAATAAATACACAGTGAATAACAATGCTAATACACGTAATAGAATCTAGATCCATTTATATTAAATATATTATTAAGTTTAAATAATTATTAATATAATAATTTAAAACTTTATTGAATAGTTATAGTAAATGAACACCTTGTTTATTATAGCAACTCTATTTACTGGTTCCTATGGTGTAGGAATCGAAACATGTAATTATAATGATGAAAATACTTGTTTGGATAATTGGCCTTGTGCTTGGTGTAATAAGAGCACTATAACCAACACAACTGGTTGTTATAAAATACCTATTTGTGGAATTAATGAAGAAATTTATAATACATGCTCTATTAATAACAAAAAAGTTTATTCCGCTACCTGTTTTATTTCAAGCACACTTTTTATTATATTGCTTGTTATGGGATACTATATTTCTATGATTGTAATTTTCGGGAAAGTGAATACTATTCTTATTAATGAACGGGTAAGCGATAATGTAAGGAAATCTATTAATACTATTATCTCTATTATGACTATTGTTCCACTTCTACTTACATTTGTATTCAAACCTGTTACATTCTATTTTTTGTTCTGTTCATATCTTATCACAGGTTGTAGTGTCTATTTGTGTGTTAAAACAAATAAAAGAGTTGTAGTTACTGAAGTAAACCTAGAACAACAACCACCTTCATATACAGAACAGCTACAGGAAGATACTACAATCCAACAACCGGAACGTACAAATGCACAAGAGAATGAATCACAACCTCTTCTATAAATTTAATACAAAAAATTGAATATAAAGATTTATAAATATAAATATTAACCATGACTTACACTACAACAATGTGCAATCATGATGAAGAAATTTTTGGACCCTGTACTTATAGTACCCCAAATAATTCTACATTGTCCGAAGATTCCACTTTAGTAAATGTAGTGGGTGTTTTGCTCTGTTTGTGTATTCTTACTTCCTGTTTCTGTACCCTATATGGTAGGGGACTATTTGATAAATTTAAAAGGAGGAGGCGTAGGTTTGAAGGATATCACGATATTCTATAATTTAGCACATCTAAATCCAATAAATTGCTTCCTACAATCTGGCATCTGTGCATTTCTATAACTGGAGGTGATCATAAAATCAGGCACACACCACGCTCCACCTTTACATATTTTTTTTTGTCCAAAAAAAGGATAACTCATTTCTCTATAAACAGGGTCTATTTTAAAATTATCATATGGATAAATAGTTTCTTGACACCATTCCCAACAATTACCTATTAATTGTTCTACACCATTCAAATTATTTAGGTCTTCCGTATTATTTTTTACACTTGTTATCCATTTATTATTATAGTTTACATTACATTTATAGAGTTTTTCTTCATCATCACCCCATGGATAAAGAGTAGTTGACCCATTTGTAACTAAATATTCCCATTCTGATTCAGTTATTAGTCTAACCCCTTTCCATTTACAGAATGCCTCTGCTTCATACCAAGAAATGTTTATAATTGGGAAATTATATATAGTTTCAATATCTATCAGTCTAGCGAAATAATTAATATAAATTTTTTTGTTTATAAATTCCCAATACAAAGGACATTTAATATCGTTATTCTTTTTCCATATATTACCTCTAAATGACCATAATTCATCTTTGTCATAACCACCTTCAAGATAGAATTGTAAAAACATATGAAAAGTTATTAATGTTTTAGAGACTGAGAAATCCTTTACTTCCTTTTTAAAACACGGTTTTTCATTATCAAACCCAATTTTTTTTGTATTATATCCCTGTGTAAAGTTCCCTCCTTTTATGTCTACAAAGTTTAATTTTATTATACCAGAAGTGTTGGCATTTATGGATTCAGACAAACAGAATGGTGCTATTTTATACACTAACTGGTTTGTAAAAATAAAACTTTCGATATGCATATGTAGATGTGTAATAACTAACATAATTAAGTAGTATTCGGAACCATCTATGATATTATGTTCAATAAAATGTTTAATTTTGTTATTAATTTCAGAATAGTATTTTTTGATTTCACTAAAACTAGGGAATTCTTGTTTATATCTTTCTTCTGACGGTATTATAAAACTATCATAAATATTATTCGTAAATCTTGGATCATATTCATATTTGTGTTTAGTATCTATATACCTAAGACAGTGTTTTTCCATAAAGAATATAGGATGTATAGCCTCCCATATAATTGGATTATGTTCTTCGATAGTAGATTTCTTTATATAATCTACTTCCCAATTTAAAAAAAAAAGAAAATCTAGAACCTTTATTTGTGTTGCTTCAAGCAGCCTAATAAGTTGTCTATTTGTATGTAATTTTATTGTATGTTTAGTTCTATTAAATATTTCTTTCCTAGAAAGTTCCATAGTAATTTAAAATAAATTAATTATATTATTTATTTCTTCGAAGATGGCTTCTAAGATGGCTTCAAACGTTTAGACTTTGGACCAGAATTTTTAGAGTTCGTACGTGCCGGTGTTCCAAGCTGGGATGGCGGTCCAAATGAAACAGGTTGAGTGGTATTTCTATTATTTACTATAGGAACAGCCTTGATAGGAACAGCCTTGCGGCCTCTTTTTCTTTTTGATGTTACAGCAGGGGCTGTTACAGCAGGGGCTGTAGCAGTAGCATTAGAAGGGAGGGGTGGTGTGGGGAGCGTGGGTGGTGTGGGGAGCGTGGGTAGAGTAATCGGTTTGGTTGTTACACCCTGTGCTTCAACTGCTTCCTCGCCAAGAGTTTTTTCTAATAACTTTTGAAGGAAATCATATTTTTTTCCAGCCGTGCAAAGCATTGCTACATATTCATTTAATCTTTCTCTATTAAGAACAATGCGTATAAGAGATTTTTTTCCTAACCCAGATAACATAGATTCCCACATAATATCAATGACATAGCGTTTTAGATCGTCAACATTAGCTTCTTCAAACTGTTGTATAGACTTCCCAGCCATATTAACAATAGGCTCCATAACCCGAATTAACTCATTTGTGTATATAATGGACTTCATGTAGGAATAGGTGAAAATGTTAAATACCACATATATAAATATACCTAGTGGTACTATAGTCGTGCTAGTCATATTGATTGTTGTTTGTTGAAGGAATTCGAGTATAGAAATTAATAAATTATGAAATATTTGAGGACCCTGTGCTGCTAATTTAGCTAATTTAAATCCTGTTCCAGCAAGTGCAACCATCCATTGGAGCAATTGTAAAGTGTTTAATTGTATTTTGCCAGTTGTAGCAACCTGAGTTGTCACAAATGCGCTAATCATTTTCCAAATTCTAAACATAAAATTTGTAGTTGAACCAAGTAAAATTCTACCAAGTTGTGCAGCAGGGTCGGTTAGTATTATTTGTATTATATGATGCAAAAGTATATATAAGGTATTCATGTATAAATCTTCATTTTTTACATCACAGGCAGATTCCTTACTAATATCTAACTGCCTAATTACAATGGCACCAACGGCTTCATCTAACTGAGTAAAAAGTTCGTAAACAAAATCCTCAGCATCTTGTATAGTATTCATGCCTACAGCCGAACGTGTTGAATTTAAATCGCGCCCATTTGAACCATATGTTCCAATAACTTGAGGGGTCCTATCGTTTTTCTCGCTGTTCTCGTTGTTCTCGCTGTTATCGTTGTTCTCGCTGTTATCGTTGTTCTCGATGTTTGAATTATTTGGGAGGCTATACTTCATACTCTCGGCAAGAAGTTTGTCGGCCCGCAGTTTGTTTGAACTCACGGCAGCATCAGCCTGCATTGGAACTACACTCGACGTCTCCCACGGCAGAAACCAGACACCACCTCTTTTACCTTTCTTAGTTTTACGGTTATTCTGTTTCCTTTTTACAGATTTACCTTTCTTAAGAGATTTACCTTTCTTAAGAGATTTACCTTTCTTAAGAGATTTACCTTTCTTAAGAGATTTTTTAGAAACTAGTGCTTTTTTTTTTGATAGTTTTGAACCACCCTTCTTACACTTTTTCCCACAACTATATCCCTTAGATTTAGGTCCGCATTTACAGTTATCCGTTTTTTTTCCAGTAACAGCCATATATTATAATAAAATAAATTAAATATTGTTATTTATAAATTTCTGTAATTTTAATCCATCTAGAAAATTATAAGTATCAAATACTAAAACTCTTAATAATTGTGCCTGGTATTCAGCATCTACATCATCAAAATATATAGTTTTCGAACATTTTTTTAGAAGTTTTTTAATAATAGTTTTCTTTTGCACAAATCTTTCCAGATGTTCTCTTTCTATAAAAACAGGAAAAATATAAATTTTTGGTATTTTATAATCAATTGTTTCTATTTTACCTTCCATAAAATCACTCAATTGAAAACAAAACTCTTTGTTATAAAGGTTAAAATCTCCATTTAAACGCAAATGACATTCTATAATATTCCCATCGATAACATCCATATTTAGACACCCTCTATAATTTTTCATATTGGTGTTTATCCAATCTATTATATTTTTAGGAATCTCATATTTTGTAGTATGATGTAATTTAAAACTACCCTTTTCACCTGGATATGATCTTAAACAGGAACTAAATATTATTTTGGTATTATCTAATACAAAATCACACACAATATGTTTTCCTTCAAAATAAGGCTGCCAGAAAAACCCATCCTTTTTCTCTAAATCATATTCATCTATGTCGTGTATAATTTTAAATCCACGACTCAATCCATACAAATTTACAATAGGTTTAAAAATGATAGGATATTTTGCTGGATATACACCCATTGGACCACATAACATTTTTTGCGACTTAGAAAGCCATAATTTATTATAGACAAAATTGTAGTCTGGTATATTAATATAGCAGTCAATATCACTTGGATATATTTTATCAGAAAGATTATATTTATCTATATAGTCTATAAGATTAATATAGTCCATTACTAATACAAAAAAATAAAAAAAAATACATTATACTTAGATATTTTTAATATCATCTAAAGTTATTTCTTCAAGGTTACTATCGATTTGCATTTCATCTGGCACAAATGTAAATTTAGGTCTAACAACAGGTTCATCTTGTGTTACAACCGTATCTTTTCCAAAGGCATTCTCAAAAGCTTCCATTGAGGGAGATGGTGGCTTAGAAAGACCATGGTAGAATAGTTCATTCGCTGCATCAGCATAGTATTTTTTAAATTTAAATAGTTTACTTTCTGGAGTGCGCATTTCGTTAATATTATCATCTGTAATAACAATATTCTCTATATCTTTTCCATTATTGATTTCGGTACGTATATAAATACCTATAAGCTGAAGAGTGTCATAGTTATACACAGGAGGGAATGGTGTATTCATTTCTTTATCTATGTAGTACTGATTACCATTATATACTACTTCTGTTAAAGATTCCTTAAATTTTTTAGGTGAATAATCCGGTTCTTCTGATTTAATCATTTTTTCATATGATGTAGATGGATTAGAATTAACACGTTTTTTACCCATAATCAAAGTATCTATATCAAATATATCACCAATATTTGCCTTATCTAACTGTTCGATAGTATCTAATAGTTTAATATGTTCAAATTCGGCAATAGGTACGAATCGGGTGTCTACATCATCTACGTTCATTATATATTGGTTCTCGTCTGTTTTTTTTATATAAATAGTATTACCATAGTAAGGTTCTAGTAAATTATCTATACTAGTTAAAGAAGTATCAACCAAATACTGTAGTAGTTTTTTCATATTTTTTATATTGAGGAATCTGCCGAAATTATCTTCAAAATATGTTTTAGTTTCCTTTGTAGAAGATGGTTTAACGCCTGCTTTCTTTTCTACTTTTTGATCACTATATGATAAATTATCTAATTCACTAAGGTCGATTATATCGCTTTTTAATCCATTCTGTGTTTTTTCTAGAACAATTTTTTTAGTTTCTTCTTTAGTTGTATCTAATTTAGAAACATTTGGTTGGTCTTCGGTAATAAGACGCAAAGATATACCCATTGCCTCACATTCATGTAGAAGTTGTTTCATAGAATATGGAACATGAATCTTGTGAATATTAGATGTTTTAGTGTTCTGCATATCTAATTTAATATCTTCTACTTCATAATCAGTATTAATAAATGATAATGGACCATCAGTCGAAGGACATATATGTCTGTTTTCATTTGGATTAACTATAGCAGTTAGACCACTATTATCACTTATATGATACGAATAAGCATCAGACCTATTAAACATAGATTCTTTGAGGAAATTAGCAACACCATGTGATATTAAAGCATCACGTTCCATTTCACCGATACGTAGACCACCACCAATAGCCCTACCAGATGGTGCTTGTCTTGTCTTCTGGGTGTATTTACCAGTAGCTCTTGAATTAATTTTATCCTTAACCATATGTTTTAATCTCTGGTAATAAGTTGGGCCAATAAATATATTGCTTTCAACTTGAGTTCCATGTATACCATTATGTAGTATTTCATCCCCATGACGACTCATACCACACTTCTGTTCCAAAATATCTGAAATATCTTCAGATTCTATATTAGTAAAAGGTGTGGCATCCGCTTTAAATCCATAGTGGCAGCAGACTTTACCCATAATACACTCGATAAACTGACCGATAGTCATACGACTAGGGATAGCATGAGGGTTAATAATAATATCTGGGGTCAACCCTTCCTTTGTAAAAGGCATATCTTCTTGTGGAACTATCATACCAATAACCCCTTTCTGACCATGTCTACTAGCAAATTTATCACCTAATACCGGATCACGGGGTGTACAAATACGAACCTTACAAATTTTATGATGACTGTTAGCATAGTCCAAAAAAACTTTATCAACAACACCATGTCCACCGTCCTTTACTGCAATACTACTATCAAAATTTCTTTCATTTTTAGTATATTTTCCAATTAAGACATCATTGTCTTCAACATATAACCCTTCTTCAATAACACCATATTCATTTAGTTTAGAATAGTTGTATTTTTTATTAGTATCAATATCAATATCACTATTATTAAAGTTTCCAATAATATCTTCTGTTTCAGTTTTAGTATCTTTAGATTCATATGTATCATATGTCTTAAAGTAACTAGATTTAAATAAACCTCTCTCTATAGCTTGTTTATTAATCATAATAGAATCTTCCTGATTATATCCAGTATAAGACATAATAGCAACAATCGCATTTATACCAGTTGGAAGATCATCAGCCATTGAATATTCAGTTAGTTTGGTATTAACCAATGGTTTCTGAGGGTGATGTAGAACATGAGCGGAAGTATCAAACCGTTTTCGGTATGTACTAATATAACAACCTACAGCCTGTTTACTCTGTCCTGTGCCATATACATTTCTAGGTGCCTGACTACGATTGGCATAAGGTATATTAAACCCGATAAATCCCATAATAAGACTGGGGTGTAATTCCATATGTGTATAAGAATTATAGTCATTTGTTTTAAGTGTATCATAGTTGGTAGAGATTAATGTGGTATTTGCTTCATCAATATCTAAAAATTCTACAACACCTGTGCTATTTTTAAGATCATCCATAATAGTTTCTTTATTAAAATTTTCTTTAATAGGACACAAAACATCATTGTTATAAAAGTTAAATGGTGTATTTTTATTTTTAAATCCAGAAAGTAATTTATCCCACTTTATCGTATTCTTTTTTATTCCGTCAAAATGCATTTTAGTTATTAGTAATTCATTATTTTCAACAAGATATAATGGTCTACAACATCGTCCACCATCTGTAAAAATCTGGATTTCAAGATCTTCTATAACAAATGAAATAGATGTAAACACATTTATTAAACCATTCCTTCTATATAATCTTAGTATATTAACAAAATCCTGTGGCTCTTCTATCATACCAATCCATTTACCATTTACAAATACCTTTACTTTATTAATAACTAATTTAGGAGTAATATTTGAAAGTGGCACCACACCAATTTCGTGACATAGTTTAATAATAGGTTCCGGGTTAATACCAAAGGTTATATGACACATAGAACTCATATGTTTTTTGATACCAATATTACCACCATCCGGTGTTTCAACTGGACAAATAATACCAAACTGTGACCCATGCAATTTTCTCTGACCTATCATAATCATATCACCTAGTGTATTAATGCGTCTAAGTTGTGAAACGGCACCGATAGAAGTTAAACGATTAAGTAACTGTATTAGTCCCTTTTTGTTTAGGATATTACCTATTTTAAAAGATTTTAAAAACCCTTCTTGTATTACTTTATAATTGAAAATTTTATCGATGTTTTTATCGTTTATTATATTACTAAAATTATTTTTTTGATATTCACTACTATTAAAACGATATTCGCCATCAATAGTAATTTTTACATCTCTCTGGAATTGTTTTAGTCTTTCTCTAAATAAGGAAGCAAGTAGGAATCCAGACAGATCCACGCGCTTAAACATAAAACTATCCCTATCAGTAGTTTTTTTAAGACCAAGTTTGACTTCTAATAATTTATTAACAACATAACCGAGATAATATTTTTTAGAATTATAACTATCACCAACATGAGGGAATAAATCGGTCGATATAATGTTCATTAGATGACTCATAGTCCCACCGTGATTAAGATTCATTAAATATTTCATGGCTGTGATTTTATCATAAATATCACCATTATTTTCTATAGATGGGCGGAGATGTTCCAGAAACAATTTACTCTTTTTACTATCTAAATCATATAAAATAAGTTCAAGTATCTCTTTATCAGATTCAACCCCTAATAGTCTAAATAAAACGAATAAAGGTATTGGAGTGTGCATCATTGGTAGTCTTACAGTTATAACATCATTGGTACTATGTATATTTACAATAGTTGTTCTGGCATATATAAATGTATTTTCAGGAACAGATTTGACCTGTGCTGAATAAGAATAAACCTCATCCTGAGATTTTACAATATATAATTTATTTTCAGCTTTTCTTTCATGTGAAACGATAACACGTTCCTGTCCGTCTATTATAAAATATCCACCTTGGTCAAATCTACATTCACCCATCTGTTGTTTCATTTCGGGTGTTGCATTATTTAAAACACAAATATTAGACTGAAGCATAATGGGTATTCTACCCAAATTAATCGATGGGAATGATTTTTTAATAACTTCTGTCTCTTTTGTTTCTATATCATAAATTTTATATTCTACATCTATATCACAAAATATTCCACTTGAATAGGTAAGATTTCTTAATCTTGCCTCATTCGGATACATCTGTTTTTTAAGATCACCTTCGTTTGTTTCTTTAGAAATCACCGGTTTAGAAATATAAATTTTATCAGCATTTTTACCTCCGTAATAAATATGGGTTTCATACTTATATTTACCACTTTCTTTATCTAATTCTTTATATAAGATCTGTGGGTTATATTGTGAAAAAGTTAATGGTATTTTATTTTGTATAAAATCATTAAAAGAATCAAGGTGGTGTTTGGTTAAATAATTTTTGTTGTTGTCTAAATAGTTATGTATAAGATTCCATGTGTTTTTTTCAAAATCAGTATTATCCATTATTATATAATATATATAATGTATAAATTAATAAAATACGAATGACTAAATTATTTTGTTGATTCTATAAAAAAGAAACACAAAGAAATAGTCATAAAAAATAATCCTACATAAAACAGACGACCATTATCTGTCAAAATTAAAAACACATTTCTTATGTAGTAAAGATATGAATCATATACAGATGTAAATTTTACTTCTTTGTTTAAAAGATTTATTATATCCTGAATTATATTTATCATAGTTTCAGAAAATTGGGATGTAAGATTAGAAACTAATTCTACCTGTTTAATATTTTTATTATTATCTATAGAATACCGTTTTGCCTCTTTATTTAAAAAGTCAACCCTTTTAAATTCTGCGTTCTTAACTAAATTAGTAACATTTATACTATTCTGATTGGTTTCATCATATGCATTAAACTCCTTCTTAGGCGATGAAAGTCTATCGTAATAAATATATGAAATCCTTTCTTCCAAATAAGTATTTTTTAATTCTTCTTTAATATTTTTATATACAGAATCATTTTCTCCTGTATTAACTTCAACTGTATCTAAAATAGTCATTAATCTTTCTAGGGTGTTAGTAAACATTTCGTCCTTATCTTCTAAGCTAATACTTATTCCTTCTTTAATATAATATTTTTTTTCTATAATATTGTAATCTGAAAATTGTCTAATCCAAAAGTCAGTATTAATTTTTTGTTCGTCTGTATTAATTACAATCCCATCTGTGTTTTCACCACCTATAAGAGCATCTGAATTAAACATTCGTGTATCATAGTCTTCTATTAGATCCAACAAAATGTTGTAAATTTTATTCGGTTTTAAAAGTTCATCTTCATTATTTTCATCATTATTCACTGGCATAGGCGTAGAAGTAAATCCTTCCGAATACCTATAATAAAATATATAAAAAACAAAACTACCGATTAATGCATAATATTTATTAACTTTAACAGATAAAAAAAATAGTGTAAGTGCCAAAACACCTATTTTATCCATTTTAAAAGTTAGTATCAAACTGATACAAATAAGATAAACCAGTAATAGATTCTTGTGGTTTTCCATTAATATTTATTAACATTTAAATTAAATCAATTAAATCTGTTTGACCTAGAAACATTCGCCTACAACAAATACGCTTAATACCGAGTTCATCCATAGCTTTACCTTCTGGTGTTTTTTTTACATTCGATACATTAATAATTGTATCTTCATCTTTGTTTTTATTATATTTAATCTTTAATACTTTATAGTCTTCCCACTTATCCCCAATAACTTTGCCACACGTGAAGCATCTAACTGGGATAATCATTTTATTAATGTATTAATATAAAAAAAAAATCAATTTTTAAATAATATTTATTTAAATAATATAAAAGTTATAATAAATAGTATGTTTAAAAATTATATAACTGATACAACCGTCCAGTTATTTAGTTCTATATTTGGAAATAGCAAACAACAAACAAAATATTTTATAATAGACCCATTCACCTGTATGGTACGACTTGCTATACTTTCTTTCAAACCTAAAGGAACTAAAATTAGTATATTAGACAACATGATTAAATACAATGACCCACATATTCTACAGGGAACAATTCGGTGGAGTCAGGGTGATAATCGGGATGATCTACATAATTTATACAGACCAATTACTAAAGCTATCGAATGGTACCAGTTAGAGGATGAAAAAATAAAACATATTTTTGGATTAAGTTCTAAAGGTATTGAAAATCTTATGTATTCATATACTGGTAATTCTACTGTTAGACATTCACTCGTTTATTATAAATCTATTATAGATGCAAACCTTAACGTAAATAAAGAAGCAAGTGTAAATAAAGAAGAGAATTTTAATAAAATTTATACAGAATTAAAAAATCTTTGGAATAAAAATGAAATAAATATAATTAATGATATTCTATCTGAAATGGAACATAAAACAGAAGAAGAAAAACAATCTCTTATAAATGCAATTGATTCTATTATTAATATTAAAGAAAAAAGAGTTCAAATTATTATTAAAAAGAACACTACTGTATTATAATATATCCCATTCATCATCCTTTTTAATTTTATTTACTACTATCTTTTTAGGAATTGGAATAGGAATTGGAATAGGAATAGGGATCGGTTTAGGTTTTACTATCATTTCTTCCTTTAAAATAAGTTTTATATTAGGATCTGAACGGGTTCTTCTCCTCTTATAAACGGGTTGTTCACAAATTATTACTTCTTCTAACTTAGATAAATTAGAATAGTTGTAAAAATTACTATTAGTATCATTAAATGTAGGGTCTTCTTCTGGAATAATATAGGAATTTAATGTATTAAAAAATATAGATATTACATCAAACGAATTTGTTAGACAATTATTTATATACCCTGAAAGATATAACATTATTATTAAGTAATATTTTATTTTATATCTTTAAATTCAGTATTGATATCTATTGGACTGGATGAATCCTGTTTCATATCAAAATTATATTTATAAATCTTATTTGCTTGAATAATATAAGTCTGTTCTTTCTTGCTATTATAAAACATACCATTTATATTTGATGGAGCATCCACCCATCTTCTATTAATTAATAATGGTGTATTCGCACGTTTCTCTGATTCATTCCATTCATAATATCTATCTTCATACATAAAGAACACGTTTTTATCAGCATCTACATAGACCGCATCAAGATTATCTGGCACATTCTTCCAAACATCCTTGATTTTTTTTGGATAACCCTTTGCAATCTTTTCATTCTTATTATCATATTTGTAAAATACTGAACCTTTGAAGAAATATGTATTATTGTCATGAGGATTTGTAAAAACCGCATCTATATTTTTAGGTATTTTACCCCAGAATGTTGATATTTTATCTGGATAACCCTTCTCTACCTTATAGCTAGACATATTCAATTTCCAATATTTGTCATCCTTAAAAAAATATAGATTACTATCACCACCCCACACAAAAGCACTATCAAGTATAATCCCCTGATTTACTGTTTTAGAGGTACACATATACAAATCCTGACCACCTACACTCTTATTTAAATTTATATCCTGTAGTTTATAGTCTTTCGGACATTTCTTAGTCTTCTCTATCTTTATATCACGAATAAATTTACTTGACCCTTTCTTTATACATACTTCTACCATATCACTCGGCGATAAATCTGGGAAACCATCATTCAAGTTCTTATCCAATTTTCTAAAACCAGGAGAACAACCGATATCACCTGTAGTTAATTTAATATCCTGAACACCACTATCACCTATTCCATCTTTTCTACACAAATACACAAAATTTCCATTAGCCATAAGGTTCAAATCTATATCTATCTTTTTGTATTTAGGTGGACATTTTACAGTTGTTCTTACCCCAGACACTATTTTTATATCTAAAATGCCAGAATTATTTGTTTGGTAATCCATTTCTCTTTCCTGTCTACTCATGTTATCCTTAATTTTTGTCTCGTTTTTATCACTATCTTTACAGTAACCATATGTTTTATAAGTATTATCACTATTTACTTCTGTTGCACACCAACCATTTACCATCGAATCATTCTCTATACCATCTGTTCTAGAAGCAGTAGTACAGTCATATTGGAATTCATTATCAAAAACGAATGGGAATACACACTGTCCAATTTTTAGGGTTGGATCTGTTATCTTATTATTAAAATCATTAATATCATTACCATATTTTACTAATTTCTGGTCACCACACTGGTTACAAATATTACTCCTACCCTTAAACCCTATTGGACCATTATCACCCTTTGGACCTTTGCTCCCAACCTTCTTAGAATTTGTCATATAATTTTGTATAGTAAAGGCCATATTTATCAGATTAATTTCTAATAATACCAATAACCATACACAAATTGTTTTATAATATTGATTATTTTGAATCCTTGAAATAATATATATTCCAGATACACCCACTAATACAACTGAAATATAGAGAATATAAAGATATATTTTAAGTGGTAACATTATAATATACTTCTATATTTATTTTTTTTTTATAAATTTGATACCCATTAAAATTACAATGACCATAAACAAACCTATATTTGCATACTTAAAACTAACATTATACCTCTTTAACGATTCAATCTCTAATGCCTTCTGTCTATAAATCTCATTGTCCCTCGAAAACACATCTTTACTGTTTTTTAGTTCCTTATTTAAATTACCTATTTTCTTATCTAATTCTTCATTAATTAATCTATTCTGTAATATAAAATTCTTATCTATAGAAACCATATTAGTATGATATTTCAATACACCCAACAATTCTATAAAAGTATTATTTATTTTTTCAGCCTCTCTCTCCTTTAAAACCTGGTTTTCACTCACCTTGGGGTTTTTAGAAACTGTATTCTTTTTTTTTGATTCTTCATAAACATAGTTGTAATTTACACTGGAAGGACCCTGACCCATTTAATCTTATACAAGATTATTTTTTTTAAAATAATTTAATTACATTCTAACGCCGGTTGAAGAAGAACTATATCCATAATATCTACTATTTTCTTCTCATTTGTCCTTGGTCTACCAAAAGAGGTTTTGTTCATATCCGCCTCAATACTATTTATACTAAACACAACTACATATTTGTCGTTCTCCAATTTATCTGTTACTTTAGCCATCCATCTAATATTTTTCTCATTATATTTACCCATTACACCACCATTCTCTAACAATAATTCTGTCCCCTTTTCTATTTTATTACTCTGTGGTATAAAATAGGGTATAACAAGATTAGAATTCGTGTCTATATAGAGTACGCTCGAATTCTGGTCATATAGTTTTATTTTATATTTACCATCCTTTTTCTCACTAACAATACCCTTCACATAAACATGAAAATATGTCCTATCTATATCCTCATCTATAACATTTAACCTTACTGTATTATCCTCTCTCTGAGAGAAATAAGAATCTTTGTGTCTTTTTACTTTCTTTTTAACATAGACAACGCTATTTACACTAATGCAGTTTGTTACAATTTCCTGTTTTATTATAAATGTACTTTTACATTTTTCGTTAAATGATAGTTTTTTATCAAGATTGAAATTATTATCAAGGCAGAAATTATTTACCAGACTAGTAAGCAAATTTTTAGATTTGTTATAAAAGAATTCCTGTGGTTTGGATTGATTACATTTATTTATAACCAGATTGTTTTCATTATTTTCTAGACAATAATGTGTATTACCCTTTAATCGTATAGTGCTATCATTATTTAAAATGAAATTTGTTCCCATATAATCATTGCTATTGCATTCTGTTATAACCAATTTCTTATTATCGGACTTGCTACTATCATTGCTATAATATTTAGACCAGTATGCGTATTCTAAACCAACACACTTCTTTTCAGATATATCTGAACCTTCTGGTTTATCATATAATGAAATTTTATAGTTGTTTTCTTCTATATATTCGTTAAAATCAATCGGATCTATCCTATTCGGTATCTTTGTTTTGTTATTTATAACCTTAAAACAGAAAGGTTCTGTGGTGCTGGTTTCTTTGCCCATAAACAATCGGTCCATATAATCCGATGCTTCAAGATTTATAGAATAGACTGGTTGACTAAATTCGCTAGGTTTAGTGTAAGCTACATTCGATATAAAATAGTTTTTGGATGGAACTTCCCATAAACTTAGAGGATTATTTGGACTATTGCCTTTATTCGACCAGAATAATGTATTATCAATTAGGACTTCAGATGTATATTCTATCGCAACACAGCAGAATAAGGATGTATCTGGCGGTGTTTTATTTAGAGTAACCGCTACACCTAATCCAATATAACCATCTCCTGGTATAGGTTTCCATATATATACATTATTTGTGTTCCATATTAATTCAAATCCAATTGGTTCAGATACAGCACCTTTTAGTAGTATAATATTCTTATTAAGTATATCTACTTTATGGTCGTTACCTTTAACAAAAATATGACCGATACTTTTATAATTATCTTTTGATTTTACCTGGTATATACCAACCCTACCATCTTCAGAGACCATTTCTCCAATTAAATCAAATTCATTAGAGGTAGTGCTGTAGACACGTTCATTGTAGTTAAATTCATTCCGGTATTTTATGTAATATTTTTTGTTATCTTTTATCTGCATAAAAGATACAAAGCCTTCTTTAGAACACATAGGTTTTACAGCATAAAAACTAGCATGTTTCCTAAATGTATCTACTAAATTCGTATTATCAGTATTATAATTTTTGAAGGAAAGATAGCAACATGAATCATTAGTAACGAGATATTTATTATTATATTTAATTGATATAGATTCGAATTGATTATCAAGACCAGGTACAATTTCAAATAATGAATCTGTTTTTTTATGACTTGGAGAGACAGACAAGAAATCGTTATTGTATACTATTTTCACAATATCCTGTTTACATTTATCTATATCGTTGGTAAATAAGCAGTTTTCTCTTTCATTGCATTTAGATGAATTATTGCTATATTTTGAACATATAATATTATCTTTTGGGGATTTATTGATACAACATCCTATATTATCGGAATATTTGAATGGAACTAAACTGATTTCAAAATTGTTTTTGGCAAAATCATAAATAATATCGGTATTATTTGTTTCTATATATTTTGGGAAAAGAGTGTTTAATCGTTTAGAGTTTTCTTTTCTTTCAACAAATCTAAGGTTAGTTGGTTTTTGGATAATACTATATTTGTTAAATTTTTTCATATATTTTTTAAGATTGTAATCGAGTTTTTGAAAATTCATACATACAAATTGACATCCTAGATTCCAGGCGTGTTCTGGATCAAAATTAAAATTAAAGAAATTGTGTTCAGTATAAACAATAGTAATCGATGATTTGTTTTGTTTATCTATATTTTTAAGTGAATAAGAACTATCAAAAATCTTTAGTGATAATTTATTTACACCAGATTCTTCAATAAATTCATTATTTTCTAATACCAATGCATTATTAGTTACTTCTTTAATTCTAATAACATCACCATTTGTATTATTGCCTTTATTAGTTGAGCCATCTATCTGTAAAGACATATGAGGTTGTATACCAAGTGAAAGGAAATTTGTGTCATCTAACATGTAGATTATATTTCCCATTAGTTTTATTTTTTTACTAAGAATAGAAACGATTGGTATATCTTTTTTGTTAGATAGTTCTTCTTTATGGGGTAGTTCAGTGTATTTTATTCTGTTAAGACTAGGACTTTTAGTAGACATATTAATTAATTCTTCCATCTTAGAATTTTCATAACCATCTGAAGAAAAGAGAACTACTTTTTCCATAAGATGGCACATTTTGGTTCGTGCAATATTTTCTTTTTGATATGAATAATTACTGTCTAGAAGTCTAAGGTTTAGATTTCTTTTAATAATATCATATAATTTATTGAGAGTAGCGGTTTTATTTTTTAGTTTAAGATTCAAGAAAATGAAAAAGGGTTCTTTGTAATTGTCTAGATATCTTTCAGAAAAAACAATATTTCCTATTAACTTAAATACCTCTTCGCAATCTAAAGTATTCTGTCCATAGACAACAGAGCCATCACTACTACTTGAACCTACAACAGGTATAGTGTCATTCCGTATTTCTTTATTAAATATTTCTAATTCAATATACCTACTACCATATATTATAGATTTCTGTAGCATATCTAAACTAGAATAATCATATTGTAAAAATCCGGTTAGAAAGGGTTTATGACTACTACATATATAGAATTCAGAGACAGTACTATTTTTAAATTTGTTACCACATAAATCCTTTTGTTTTCTGTCAATATTCTTTACAAATTTTTGTTCAAAATTTTTAATTTTAGTTTGAGTGCGTTGTGTAAATGATGTTTTATAACCAAAATAACATAATAAAACTACCAAAAATATCAGAAATATCATTTGTTTATTTCTCATTTATATTTATATTACAAAATAGTTTAGATTAATTATTAATGTCTATATTAGATATAATATCAAACCTCTTTTGAACATTTTCTTCTTTTAATTGTTTCGGAGTTTTCGTTTTTGCCTTCTCTTTCTTTTTTTTTATTATTTCGAATGAAACATTATTACTTTTTACTACTTCTAGATGTTTTTTTTGACCTATCATAAAATTTATTTTCATACATATTTGTAAAGAGATGTAATAATTATAAATTATAGGTGTGCTAATGTCATAAATGTCTGTAAAATATTTTATTGCAAACAGATAAAGATTAATATATTTATACTTTGATTTCGGTTTGTAAAATAGTTTGTATAATTTAAAAAGACTATCTATTTCCTTTTGCACGCTAATAGATAATGTTTTTTGAGATTCCGAAATAACTATTTCCCATAATAACCAGATTAAATCTGTTTGATTTTCCTTTTTTATATTGCTACTTATTCTTTCATGACACATTATTGGTTTCTTTTTTTTACTCGATAATTTATCATACTGTATTAGCCAACTTAACATATATACAGTTCCAGTAAAGTCTGAAGTTTTCATATTATGGACCATTTCATTAACAATAAATTTTATTTCTATTGGATCATTACTTCTAAATAAATTATCAACATAGGATTTTTCAGATTTTATTTTTTTTAATATAAATTTAGCATCCATTTCATTATCTTTAAGAGTTGATATCCCTATCGTTTTATTTTTATTACTCATACACACTATTATACAAAAATCGATTATATGATTCCTTACCATCTGTGAATTTCTCATATCGTTCATAGACAAATTAGAATCTATTAGTTGTTTAAACCTTTTATGAAGCAATGAAGGCAACTTAGGTGATAAAATATTAATATTTTTTAGGGCAATATCCAAAAAGATAGAGTATAATTTTTCTATATGTAATGAAAGGAATAATTCTATACACCAATTACAGGATTCTTCTATATTATTTTTAAGAATATTTTTTTTAAGTGTAGTGACTACATCTTTGGTTAAAAATCCACTAAAACTTTTAACTTTAAAATAATCAAAAGTTCTAACATCATTTATAAGATAATTTGTTGGAACGGACATATAATAAATAAAAAAAAAAATAATAAGATTTAACTGAACGAAATATTATTTAATCCATACATCAGACCTGGAAAATAAAACATAGCAGTTAATATAAAACTAATACCTATTTTATTCATATTTGGGTATCCTTTACCGTGTTGGTCTATCCATATACCAATTGGTGGGAAAATAATAGTAAAAAATAGCTTTATAAAGTCGGTTGGTATACAAATATCATCCGTTATCATACCTCCATGCATAAATAATTTGAACATATCACTCATTATGTTAGTTTATAAGAAATTTTATTCTTCTATAACCTTTAATCCATATATCATACCTGGGAAATAAAACATAATAGTTAAAACTGATGTTAACATTATTTCCTTTATGGAAGATGCTCCCTTAGAAATAAATACACCATATGGTGGGAATAATATAACTAGGAGTTGTTTTATATATTTTGCCTGCACTGATATTGATTTATTCGGGTCACATTTACCCTTAGTACATTTAGAATTATCTGTACATTTGTATTTATCAAGAAATCCAAATACTTTTACTTTAAGTATTAGTGAAGGAACATATGATACTACAAAAAAAATTAGTTTCCATATATCAAACAAAATTATAAATACTGTTTTAATTCCAAGAACAACTAATTCCATTAGAATAATTATGATATCAGAAATAATACCTCTACCCTGTAATTTTTTTGCCTTTTCTGAATCAGATAATATATAAGTTTCGTTTCTAGCGGCTTTCCATTCCTTTGACTTTGCAAATTCAGGCAGATCATCTTCCTTCATATCACCAAAATTACGATTAACATTATCTATTTTAGGCATAGACTCAAATACAACACATTTCCTCGATACAGGTATATCCCCATCATATTCAGTTTTACATCTTCCCGATTTACAATCACTATCATAGGTACATTCCGAAGATAATTTTAGTTCTTGTTTAACACAAAAATTACCTAGAATTACATCTTTCCCATCTTTATAACCATATTTAGGTTCACATAAACCAGAAGAACAATCGGAATCATTCTCACATTCTCCACCAAATTCTAACTTATTTTCTTTTCCTGATTCTTGTTCGATATCTTTTTCAGATGAAATAATTCCTTCTACACATCTTCTTGTATCTGGTTCATTATTCTTATATGTCATCTCACATATTTTTGAAGAACAATCATTATTTTCTTTACACTTTTTTCCATAGTTAGTCATACTATTATAATATATATAAACAAGAATAAATTAATCCAGGAAAATAGTAAAAGTAGGTTAGGGCACTTGCTATAATTACATATAATATACTAGATATTCCTTCTTTCATAAATATAGCCAGTGGGGGACATAAGATTAATATTAATATATTAATTAATGATTTATTAAAACATGATTCCCCACCCTTTTTACTATTTTTATTATTTTTATTATTTTTACTATCTAAATAAAAATTCTTCATAAATGAACCAATTAGGTATCCAATTGTGGCATCATATATCATTTTAGAACCGGTTACTATTGAAAATATAATATCACTAATAAGTTTTTTTGGGTCTAATATATACGTAAAAATAGACAAAAATTTTGGGAATACCTTTATCAATTTAACAATTATATTTATTAAATTAAAGGCAAAATCTTTTAAAGATAATATAGCGTCTACCATTTCATTCCATCCCATTGTTATATTATTATAATATATATAAACAAGAATATATTAATCCAGGAAAATAGTAAAAGTAGGTTAGGAAACTTGCTATAATTACGTAAAAAATACTACCCATTCCTTCGTTCATAAATATAGCCAGTGGAGGACATAGTATCATAATTAGAATATTCATGAACGATTTATCTATACATTTTTTCCCACCTTTTTTATTATTTTTATTATTTTTACTATCTAAATAAAAATTCTTCATAAATGAACCTATAATATAACCTAATGTTGCATCATACAACATCTGTAATGCGATTTTAACACCATAAACCGCGTCTTTAATAAGTTTAATTGGATCAGTAAACATAGTAAATAAAGACATTAGTTTAGGTATCAAACTAATAAGTTTAGTAAGTAAATCTAATAATTGTACCATAGCATCCCCTAATGCCAGTATTGGGTCTATTACTGGTTTTATAGGAAATAGGACAGTTCCTAATATTTCCTTAACAACCCCGGTTATTATATCCATAAACCCCATTATACTTTAATAGAATAAAAAAATATAATATTTGATATTACCAGTAAATTACCAGTAAATTACCATTAAATTACAAGACATACATAGATGAATAGATTAGTCCAGGGAAATAATAGAAATAGGTAAGCAAACTTGCTATAACCACGTAAAAAAAACTGGTTATACCCTTTTCCATAAATATAGCAAGTGGTGGACAAAGGACTAGAATAATTAATTGAATAATTCTATTTGTTAAACACATTTTTTTAGGTTTGTTTTTTTTGGATTTCGATTGTATAAAAGGTTTCTTTATAGCACTAAATAAATTACCAAATATAGCATCAAATAACATCATTAACCCAACCTTTACACCATATACAGCATCCTTTATAATTTTACCAGGATCTGTAAACATTTCGAAGAGCGAGACTAACTTTGGTGCTACTTTAATGAGTTCGAGCAAGATATGTATAAGAGCGACAATTGCATTACCAGCACTTACAATAGGATCAAAAATAACCTCTATTGGCGATAATACAATATTTAGGAATCCCATTTTAATATGATGGTAGAAAATAAATTATTAGTTCCCACCTGATAAATTAATAATTCTATTAGAAGATACATAAATAGTTTCTTCAAATTGTGCTGTAATACTAGTTGGATCTGATTCTATTAGCGGTGGATGTTTACTTAAATATCCTTTTCTATACAATTCATCTAAGCAAACATTATAGTATTTTATTGGAGAGTGTTTTTCGAGATACCTTTGAGTAAATGGTAATGTTTTAAATTTGGTTTTGATGATATCATTGAGTTCTTGTGACCTCCTGGTAATTGGTTGTCGACTTTTCTGGGGCATAAAATGTGAGTTATTCCTACCTAATATAGTTGTTCCATTACCATTAGAAGTAAACACTTCTATAGCAAGTATATCATTTTCTTCTATTTTAGTATTATCATTATTTTTAACATTTTGTATTAATTTCCCACCATGTATTTTCCAGGGTAAAATAGAATGACCACACAGATTACCTATAATTTTTACTGGTTTAAATATACCATTCACTTCTGTTTCGTATGATGCCACTATTTCTTCTGATAAATTACCAATTTCAGATATAGTCATATCAACGCCAATATTTTTAATAATAGTATCAACACTTTCTCTTGATGCATCAAGAACTGGTTTATATACTTCATTTTTGGTCCATGTAAATGCGCTATCAATTATACTACCATCTACATGTACCCCATAATCTATTTTAAGAACATCTGTATCTTGTAATAGTTTATTTGAATCTATTTTAGGTATAGGTGTATCATGTGCTGCTATATTATTTAATGAAAGACCAACCGGAAAAGCAATACCATTATTTATTTCATTCTTATCAGAATATAGTTTAATCCGACTTTCTATGAATAAGCATATATCATTTATAGTTTTAGTATTATCAATATAGTCATATAATTCTAGTTTTATTTTTTTATGAATAGAGGCTGCTTTATAATGTTTATCAATATTCATTTTAATTAATATAATTATGTTTATAAATAATATGAATAATTATTATAATTCGGACAACTATCTTAAAATAAATAAAAGTAGTCTAACACCACCTAATTATGTTTTTGGTATAGTATGGCCTATACTATATATATTAATGGGGATATCATTTTTTATGGTTTATAATAAATGTAAAAGTATGTGTTTTCCTTTACAGGTATTTCTAGTACATATGGGATTTAATCTTATATGGACCTATCTATTTATTAAATACAAAAATAAATTAGTGGCATTAATAGATATTATTATAATGATAGCCTTATTGGTATATTGTTTAATTAAATTTAGAAAATACAGTGTGTTGGCGTCTAATATTCTAGCACCTTATTTATTATGGCTTTGTTTTGCAACCTATCTAAATGTATATATAGTAATAAATAATTAATAACAATTTAAAAAAAATTTATATTTATAATATTATTAAATCTTAAATGAGTCTCTTTAAAATACAGTTGATGGCCTATGGTGAACAAGATTATTATTTAACAGGAAATCCTCAAATATCATTTTTTAAAAAGGTCTATAGAAGACACACTCATTTTTCTAAAGAAACAATAAATATACCATTTATAAGGGATGGTAGTGCATCAAAATTTGACAGTCACTTTAAAGCAAAAATACCACGTATGGGTGAATTATTATCTAGACTAAATCTAGAAATTGATGTTACATGTGGGAGTGGTAATAATGGTAATTTATATAGTGTTGATAATTTTACAAATAGTTTAATTAAACACAGTCAGATTAAAATAAATGATTACAAAATAGAAGAATATATATCTCAATGGAGACAAGTAAAACATGAGCTTTTAAATAAAAGTAGAAATAAACACAACATGTTATCATCACCATTATATGGTGGTTTAGAAACATATATTAATACAGATACAGATAGAGATGTTGTGGTGGATGGTGTGGGTGGTTCAAAGACGAATCTAGAAAGAAAATTTATTTCAAATGAAGATAGACTTGGCGGATTCTGTCCTTTAATATGTACTGGTAGTGTTTATAATGATACTGGTACAGATCAGTTGACTATAAATGAACTTGGATTTCGTATTGTTACTAATCCTTCAATAAAAAAAAAACTGTTATATGATTTTGATTTTTGGTTTACAAGAAATATAGGTATGGCATTGCCTGTAGTATGTTTATTTAATAATGAAATAATACTTGAGTTTGATACAGAAACCAAGGAAAACTTATTGGGAAGTTTAGGTGATCTTAGTATAGATAAAATGTTGTTAAATGGTGAATTTATTCATTTATACGGTGATGAGAAAAGGAAATTTACAAATAGTTCACATGAATATTTAATTGAACAATTGCAGTATAAAGATAAAATAACAACAACTAATTCTACTGAAGATATACTACCTATACAAACCGTAAATATTAATAACTTTACTCATCCAATAAAATTTTTAACCTGGGTTGTTCAGAATAAAGGCATATCAGGGAAAAATCCAGGCCAAGGACCCTGTTATTATGTATCTATGACTACATCTAATTTGTATGGTGATGATGGTGTCGGTGGTGAATTTAATTTAGAATTCAATGGTGTTGAATATTATAGAAATAATCCAATGGTTTATAATACGAGATATAATCCATTTAAATTGTGTGGTGTTGTACCAGATTTGGATAGAATAGGACTACATTCTTTCTGTCTAAATCCATTTGAACTTCAGCCAAGTGGGACATGTAATATGTCAAAAATTAAGGATAAAAAGATGAAATTTAGGTTTGCTAATAATAATCTAGATACAATTAGAAATAAAAAATTGTTTATATTTGCAGTGAATTACAATGTATTTCAAATAAATACGAACGGTATGGGTGGATTATTATTCGTCTAGTCCTTTACATTTAATCATATTTTCTCTAAGATAAGAAACAAGAGATAAACGTGTATAATCTTTTGATATAGGTTCGATTTTAGTATTACAATGCCATTCATGAACATCCATAGCAAGGAAATCACAGTGTCTAACATCAATAGCAACACCAAATTGTGGGAACCCAGTGGAACCACCTTTATATTTCCCTTCTTCGAGAACGACAAGATTACCGAATCCTTGTTTGTAATCACCAGCATCTTTATGAAGAGCGGTTCTCCAGTTATAGTTTATGGTTACAGTACTGAAAGCAGTATTTTTAATATGAAAATTAGTTTGTTTTGCCTCTTTAGCTTGTTTCCTATATTGTTCTGGAACTAATGTCTTATACATATGATTTATTTCTTTAATAAGGGGAGTTATCTTTTTCCATTTATCGACCTGTTCAGCCGAGAATTTTGTTTTTCTACAGGGGGGTGCATCAACTCCCTTATTTCTATCTCTTTTGTCAAAAAATCCAATAATATTACTCTGAGATAAATTACCAAAACTATTATTAACCCATTTACCAGTTTTTTTAGATTTATAACCAAGTATCCTAAATTTATCAACCCGTTTAAATTGGTCTTTTTCATTTGCGTAAGTTGGTAATTTTTTATAAGAAATAACACCAGCAGAAGCACCTCTATTATCATGTGTTTTCATAGCAGCTTTTTTAAGATTGACTATACCTATCTGACATAATTTATCTGATAAAACCTTTTTTCTAAATTTAAATAATAGTTTTTTTGTACCATCTTCTTTAATTTGATAAGCATCACAATTATAATTAATAATTTTATCATAACTTGATTTATCAAAATATTCTCCTTCTTTAGATTTCATATATTCATCGGTATATTTTGGTTTTATATATAGAACCTTTACCTTCTGGGTTTTTTTCCCTTTAATTTGTTTTTTAGTCTTATTGGAGTTTCTCACTTTATCTTTTTTTTTTGTAAGAACCATAAAATATCTATATATTTTTAATTTTTAACTGTAGTAATCGATACATACTATCCATTAAAATTAATATAAATATTCCAAATATTATAAATAAAATAATATCATTCATATTTTGTGAATAATTATTTTCCTGAGATTCATGGTAGGTTTGTTTCGGGAAATCTAAATTATTAAGCTGTCTACCGAGACTTTTAATCTCTGATTCTATACGAAGTGATAATTTGTCTATTTTATTATTGACAAAGGAACTATTTTTTTCTAAAAGATTAAGTCTCCGTTCAACCATATGATAAAACTTATTTTTATTTAGTTCTTGTTTTTGTTGATCTTCTAATTTCTTTATTTCCATTTTATGTTTATCTATTTTATCACTTTCTAATTTGTGTTGTTCTAATTGTTGTTGTTCTAATTGATTATTAAGATGTGATGGTGAATTATTAACATTATAGGTATTATTATGATTGGTTTTATAAAAATTATTTATATTTTCGTCAACATCATTTCCCCATGCGTCTTCTATAGTTGACCAGGTCATTAATATTAAAATAGAAAATAAACTAAAAACTTGTATTAAATGTTTTTATAACTTTTATTATTCCAAATCTTCCATAAAATGAATGATAAGATAATAGAATAAAGGGGACAACCGGTATAAGTGGTACAGAACATAGTAGTAAAATAACAGCTATAAACACTTTAAGATATAGTTTAATATCACAAGAAATCTCTTCAAATCCAAGATTACTATCCATTACATATTTAAAAGAAATTATATATTACCAAATTTTAGAACTATATATTTCATACTTGCAATCATAATAGCAAGAATAAAAAAGAATGGTAACGCTGGAAACACACATAAAAATAATAGAACCGCTCCTATATATTTTATTATACCATAAGCTTTCTTTCCCGAGTCATTCGAATCTATTTTAAAATCTCCTAAAAATTTTAATATATTTTCAGGCATAATTTTAAAGGTGTCCATACAATCTTCAACCTTACCCATACCAGGTATATCCATTATACATATATATTATAAATTCTTTTATTGTTATATATTAATGAATATTTTGGTAGGTATACTAAGTTTAATAATTATATTTATACATAAATTAAATGATACAATAAAATTAAATCTATATATGATGCTTTTCAATAGTATTATATCCAAAATTATTATTTTAAATATAATTCTATTTAGTTTTATAGAAAATATTCAAATCGGGATTCTTCTAACAATAATCTTTTTTATAATATTGTCATTTGATAAAAAAAAAATAAAGGAAGAATTTATTTCCTATTATAAAAAATAATTATATATTATATAATGGAATCTTCATATGTTAAACATCTTAATAATAATATTAATAGATATACAAATAATAGTGATTTAATAGCAGGTATTGCTATGTTAATCTTAAATATTGGTACAAGATATATACATCTTGATCTAAGCAAGAATCAGGATGAATTTATCAAAACAACTGCATTCAGACGTGTCGCAATTTTTACTATCTTCTGGATAGGTACAAAAGATATGTTTTGGACTGTAATTCTAACATTCCTTTACATAGTGTTAATAATCAATTTACTAAATGAGGATAGTAAATATTATTTATTCAAAAAATCTAAAAATCTAAAGTAATTTCATTTCCAGAAGCTGTCTGTCTTTTTCTCCTTTTAATATCAACATTTCTAATGTTTTCTATATCGCTCGCACTAATATTAGAAAGATTATCAAGACTTATATTGTGATTATTATTAGTATTCACCTTACTTAAAATATCACTGATATCAGGCGGTCCTTTCATTTCAGTTCTCTGCATAGGAGAAGACTGTTGCTGAGCAGAACTTTTATTACTCATCATATCACTCATCATATTACCAAACCCGGGTGAAGTAGATGATTTAGCAGCAGCCTGAGCAAACTGATTCATCAAATCAGGATTCTGTTTCATAATATCACCTACACCTGGAATAGATGACTTAAACAACGACTGGGTAAGATGAAACATAAATCCACTCCCACCAAGCATCAATATTAACCTTAATTCTGGTGCCATACTAGCCTTCTCTTTATATTTTTCATGTAGTTCCTCGAAAATATCATCATAATCAATAACATTTTCATGGACACTTTCAGACCAACCATCTAATTTCACATCAAATGGGTCAAACTTACCATTTAAAAATTCAATACCAGTAACCGCAGCTATCATCATTTTACGTTGAAATTTTACACTCCTATCAACTTCAAGTTTACGTTTAATTCTATCATATTCTCTCTGCATTTCACTAAAATCAGATTCCATTGTAAAAGACCTCGCCAATTTAAACCCCCTCTGTTCAAGTCGTTCTAGATTACACAATAACTCGAATTTAGATTTCTGTAGTTCTTCAAAAGAACGTTTATTATCGCTTTCATTAGTTAGATTAACTGTAGGGATAGAATTGAACCTATTATTAACTGGTGGTATAGGATTATTTATCTTAAAAATATTATCATCTAGTTTATCTGTATCTTTATTTAGATCTTCCAAATTATCTAATTTAAGTTCGTTTAATATAGAAGAACTATCATCCACGAGTTTTATAGAATCTAGTTTGGGTATATCAGAAACAGAACTATCATTTAATAATTGATCAAGATTTACATCAGTCTCACTCTGAGAAGGTGCTGAAACAACCGGGTCCCTTCTGGGCGCCCCCTGCATTTTATGTCCATTCATTAGTAGTTCTAATCCAAGATCAGCGCCTCCACTACTCGTATTTAAAGAAACTTCATTGTGTGTACTATCGAGATTTAAATTAATTTCTTCCATATTTTTATGTAAAGAAACTTATTATTGTTTAAATACGCATACTTTTAAGTCTTATTTAATTTATAGTATATTAATAAAAAGGAATCAGCCAAATCATCCTTTTTTTTAAAGTCATCAAAATATTCCAACAGTTTTTTATCATCCTTTATAAAATGTCTACAATATTCTATAGATAACTTTTTATTTTTTTGATATTTATTTGTCATTTTTTTTATTTCTTCTATTTTTGGTGTTGTTATATCAAACTTTAGTTTACTGTTAGCTGGAACTAATTTAATAGTATAGTCATCACCTAATTTATTCATTAAATAATATGTATAAAGGATTATTTGTACACTTTTCATTGTAGGATTTTTTAGAACTGGTTGATTTTCTATTACTATATTTTTCACATTTAGTAATTCATCCTTTTTTTCGTTTAATTTTACAATCAACTTATTTCCAATGTTATTTAGATCCTTTATATTAAATTTAATATCATACATATTGTCATGCTTTTTACTATGTTTTAAACAGTAAAATTCATTTTCTTTATTCTTTTTCTTAGCCTTGTTCTTACATTCGAAACAAATAAGAATATCATGTAACTCAAGTTTTTTAGAATGCATATTACAATACATCTTTTTTGTATTTTTATCTATCTTTTTAGCGACCTTTCCACAGACCTTCGCCTTCTGTGTAATAAATCCACATTTAAATTCTTCATTATCTGTTATATCAATAATACCCCAATCCTTTATTTTAGAATCATCATCAATTATACAATAGGATAAATTCTTAATACCTATATCCCAACCTATTTGCATAGTCTATTTGTATTTTATTACAAAATATATTTAAGTAGATATAGATTTAGATTATTTAAATATTCAATACTTCTAGATTTGGAAGTTCTGGAATATCTGTATTATAATACTTCTCTATAGAACTCAACTGTTCTCTATCATTATTTGTTACAAAGTTAATTGCTACACCCTTACGACCATATCTACCACTCCTACCAATCCGATGAATATAATTATCCACATTTTTAGGCACATCATAGTTTATAACAATCGAAATCTGCTGGATATCAATACCACGCGATAGAAGGTCTGTAGAAATAAGAACACGACTCTTACCATCCCTAAACTCTTTAATTACCTTATTCCTTTCTTCCTGATTCATATTACCATGAATACAAGCCACTGAAAAATTATCATTATTTAGTTTATTCGAAATAATATCAACAATTTTGATAGAGTTACAATAAATAATTGACTGAGAAATAGAAATCGTTGAATAAATATCACATAGTGTATCATATTTAAATTCATTCTTTTCTAGGTCAATATAAAATTGTTTAATACCCTCAAGAGTTAGTTCCTCTGTTTTAACCAAAATCTTTACAGGATCTCTCATAAATTTCTGTGTAATACTAAAGAAAGATTTATTCATTGTTGCACTAAACAAACACACCTGAATCTTTGGAGGCAAATTCTGAAAAATATCATAAATCTGATTGATAAAAATATGCGACAACATCTCATCCGCCTCATCCAGAATCAACATTTTTAGAGTATTGACATTAATATATTTTTTATGAATCATATCCAATACACGCCCAGGAGTACCAATAATAACATGAGGACGCTTCCTTAGTGAAGAAATATTTTCGGTAACCGAAATACCACCAACACTCAGATTAACATTAACTTTTTGATATTTTGAAATCTGCTTGATAACAGTATGAATCTGCTGTGACAACTCACGGGTATGCGACATAATCAACACCTGATTCGTATTACTACTAAGGTTCAATGACTCCAACATACCAATAGTAAACGTCGCAGTTTTCCCAGTACCAGACTGTGCCTGGGCAATAATATCCTTCCCCTCCATAATTTTAACAATAGCCCTCTTCTGGATTTCACTCGGTTTTTCAAATCCATATCCATAAATTCCCCTTAGAACTTCATCTTTTAGACCCATATCTTCAAAACTATCATAAATCTCAATTCCTTCTGTTTCGTCCATATTAGTTATTATATAAACTAAAATCTTTAATATCTAACATTAAATTATATGTCTAAAAAATATCTTCCAGATTCACTTTCTAAAAGGGATAAACTTAAACAAAACAAAATGTTGTTAAAATCTAAAAAACTATACAAAAAGGGTAAATATTTTACCAGAAATAAATTAAAGTCGTTTAAATCTAAAAAATCAAGATGGGTTAAAAAGGCTTCTGAAATGTATAATGTTGAAAATTTATCACCAAACAAAAAACTATCAAGAAATACCGGTTGCTCTATTAAAGGACTTAATGATATTATTAAAAAAGGACAAGGAGCCTATTATTCATCTGGGTCTAGACCTAACCAAACCGCTCATTCTTGGGGTATAGCAAGATTAGGCAGTGCACTTACAGGCGGTCCATCTTCTAAAGTAGACTATCATATATTATCTGAAGAATGTAACAAAAATAGTAAACCGGTCAAACTCGCTAAAAAATTCATGAAAGGTGGCAGTAGAATAGTAAAACCTGTTAAAAAAAATGATAAATTATTTTTTAGTGATCATCCAGAATTTACTCCTAATCTTACACCAAAAGAAATATTCCAACTCGGTAGTTTTGGTGGAACATACTGGAGACCAATTAAATCTGGTATTACCAACAAAGATTATAAAAATAGACACAAACAATACCCTGATGACTGGTGGGAGAATCTGGAATCAAACCAAATAACCAGCAGTATATGTGATGTTTCACTCAATAAATATAAAGTCCGTGTTGGAACTTCCCTACAATTCTGGGAAAAGAAAGGATGGATTAACAAAGAACACCCTTATGGATGGGTCCAGTGGTATTGTGATTTTTACATAGGAAAACGTAGCAGCGATGATGAAAGACAAATAAATAGATGGAATAAATTTGCTGGGGAAAAGGGGAGATTTAGGTTGTGGTTAATGACACTTATTAAAAAGAAAAATACTACCTATGATGATTATAATGTTAGTCCTAAAATTAGACAGAGCCTACAGCACTGGGGATATGTTCTAACTGAAAAAGATTTTGTTAAATAATATTAATGAATGCAACTGTTATTTACAACCTTATTATTCATAATATTACTAAAAATTATAAAAAAAAAATTGTTCCATATAGTATATATCTTAAAACCGAAATTAAACGGGATAAGAATAAACGTAGACAAGCCATAAAAGACTGGTATGATCATATCCAGAAATAATTAATTTTTCCACCTATTACCACAATTCAAACAGGTAATAAATGTAGTCATCGATTCATCCGCACTCCTCGTCTGGAGTTCATAGTAGGTACATTCCCTAGATTTACACCTTGCACACTTAAATTCATTAGTCATTGCCTCCTCCTTTTCCTCATACATCATTTTATCTCTCTTATATTTTTCATCCATAATCTTCTTCCAGTGTTCAGGAAAAAGTTCCTGATTGCTCATATAGGGTAATTCACTAACATTAATTTTACCCTTAATGATTTTATTTACTAGATTTGTATTGTTAATATAAGAATCCTTTTTTATATTAGAAAGTATTGACCTAGATTTATTTATGTAAATCTTTTTAAAATTCACATTTGTAAATGTTTCCTTTATTTTCCTATTTTTAGCTATATCTAAACTATAGTTATAAATAGCATCTTCTAAATTAATAGATTTTTCCTTATTCAAAATACCATTAAACATCTCTATTGTTTTATCACGAATATCAATAGATTCGCTAATAACAACATCTTGTTCTGCTAAAGATGTAGACACAAATGATTCACTATCTTCTTCTATATGTTCATCTTCAGAATCAGATTCGTCCACTTCATCTTCAGAACCTGAGTTTTCACTAGTATATTCAACATCTATTTCAGTATCTGATTCATTGTATTTATTTTCGACAAAATAATCATTAAAAATAGATTCATATTCATTACAATCAATCGGAACAATTCGCGTCTTGTTCATTTTAATAATAATAATATCACCATAGTATTTTAGTTTTAGCATATTATCGGTTGTTATAAGTTCATGAATATTTTCCAAATCACCCTCTGTAAAACCATACATGACTAACCTTTCCTTAGAATTATATATGTCTAGTTCCCCAATAATTTTCAACTCATTACTACCTATATTATCAAATAAATTATTATTTAGATTCAAGTTTTTCTCATCCTTTTTCCCCTTTGGTTTATGAAACGGTAGTTCGATATCCTTAATATTACCAGTCACAAGCAATAGAACACCTTTGACAGACATTTTATTATAATATATAGTTAATTATATTATCAATTTTATTTAAATAATATTTGATTAAATATTTAACTATGTCATTCGTTTCTGCACCTAGCAAATGTAACTATTTTGAAATTAATATAGGACAATCAGAGTCATCCCACTATAACTGTAATATTACAAAAGACCAATTTAATATATGGCAAAAAAAATGTTCATTATATAAAAAAAAAGAAATAACTACTAAAAAACTTTACTATAAACAAATCGTTTTGGAACATATTTATAAACCAGAATACTTTCATGAACAACTAATTTCATATCATATGTATAATAACAAATTAATTCAGTATTATACAAAAACTCCTATAAAAAGTAGTGAATTCCCTTGTAAAAAAAAATATACGAATGAAGAAACATACAAAACTACTCAATTTTTTATAGATAAAAATATTAATGTATTTTTTAACTATGAACCAGATTTTAATATAAAAATTACTTGTAATAACAATAAGGACCTAAATTTAAATAAACTATATACTATTACACAATTATTCACGTAGCCACCCTGTAATAATATGAAATACCAGAGGTTTCACTAGGACGAGTAATCCTAAATACCTCACCCCTCTTAATACCATAATATTTAGAAATAGGATCGCTTGCATTAATTTTTGGAAGTTTCTTAATATCCGTAATATACAACGATTTAATAAGCTCATTCGTTTCTTCCGTGCTAAGAATCTCATGCCTTGGAACCAGACTATGATTGGTTACATTAAACGTTAGTGTATCTAGATGGAAAAACTGTACAAATATCTTCTCTTTAATGTAAATATTCCTGAAAAATTCATCAATACTATCCTCAGATGTGATTTTATCACGGATAATAAAGATAATTGTATCTCCCTCACTATAATCCTCTAGTATCTGATTTGTTAGAGACATAAGATTTGTAACACGAATTTTGGGTGTTAGAATATATTTAATAATACCCTTATCTAGAGTAATATCTACTGGTGAAATATCTTTGTTTGCCTTGGGCATATTTGATACCATTAGTTCTACCTCATTAATTGTATATTCCTTAAACTTGTCCATGTTTACCCCACGGTCTTCCATGAGTTCGATAACCGTCTTTCTAGATTTGTAGATTTTATCAAGGAGACTCATTGTTATTATAATGATATAATACATTATTTTAAATCAATTTTTTTACAAATTTTTGATTCTTTTTGCAAATTTTTATTATTTTCTATACACTTTTTATATTTCTTCTTATAAAGAGCAACCATATTCTCTTCATTAGTATTTTTTATTCTTTTTTGTATAGCTTCACAATCCTCTTTATGACAACAATTCACGCGATTCCCACAATAGTAATCAGATATAGTCCTTGATACTACACCTAAACTAGCCATAACTCTCTTAGAGGTTTCTTTCATTTCTGGAGAATCATCATCCTCGTTTGATACTATTATACTATCCTTTAATATGGATACTAATTTATCTGCATCATACATCTCTATTGTTCCTTTATTTGTATCTATATCAATGGAATCTAGTATATCTGTTAGTTTTTTTATAAAATGTTTTACTATATTCTGTTTCCCCCATACATCCACATCCTTATCCTTTTTAAAAGATTTTAATGTATCACAATCTTCTTTATCCTCTATATAATTATCCGGAAAATCTGGTATTTCTACTATAAATAATTTATCCTTATGATATTTCTCTAAACTTTTTTGAACCGCTTTGTATACCTGTATAAATCTTATTTCAGATTCCTTAAAAAACTCCTCCTTTGAAATCAACCCTTCTATTTTACCATTTATATCAGAAGTATCTTTACTAAAATTTATTATTTTACTTACCATTTTTGCTGGGAATTCATTAAGTTTATCATAACATTTACTCGAATCAACCTCTATATTCGCTATAGTATCCTCTACTAATTCATCCGAATAAATCTCAGAAAGTTTGGTTTTAAAATCTTCAATGTATTCCTTTAATAATTCCTTATAACAATTAACCGAACGCTTTTCATATGGTACACATTCCCTTTTCTCTATATATGATTTTATATCAAATAATGGCACCATCATTGGAACCTGAAAGTTATCTATAGAATTTATTCTAAACAATAAATAAACTATAAATGATATTAAAATAAAAATTACTATCAATTTCATATTACTATTAATTAATATTATATTATTACTTCTCGGTTGTAGTTGGTTCATCAGAAGCAGCGGTCGTTGTAGTTGACTCATCAGAAGCAG